GTACAGCTCCAGCAGCCGGTGGCCGGACTTCGCACCTACGACGAAGCCGATCTTCAGGTCGATGTCCGGGGCGAACTTCGTACCTACCTGCGTACCTCCCGAGGCCGTCAGCAGCGCCTCCTGCGCCGTGAGGCGGAAGCCGATACCCTCCGCAAGGCACGAGAGCACCTCGCCGTCACGATCCGTGACATTCGAGCAGCGCAGCTCGAACTCGTAGGTAGCGCCCGTCGACGTCGCGTCCGCGGCGAACGGCTGCATCCCGATCTCCACGCGGGCGCCGTTGCGCATCCGCAGCACATCGCCCGTCCAGCCGCTGCTGCTCCAATCGAAGCCCTCGAACGTGCTCTGCACATCGCCGTAGCTCCACGTCGCAGGATCGGCCTCGGCATTCGAACGGCCCGCGGCCGAGAGCCGCAGCCGAAGGTCTGCCGTCGTCTCCTCGATGTCGATATCCGAAGGCTCTACGGTCACGGGAAGAACGTACTCGACGCCCCGGCAGAGGAAGCGCAACGTGACCGCACCCTGTGCGGAGAAGCGGTTGGCGTAGCGCTGCGTCGTGCGCGGAACGCTCACGTCCTGCGTCAGAGTGTCATTCTCGAAGATCGAGACCGCCGCCGGGGTCTGCGCCGGATCGTAGGCCACGAAATCGAAGGCGAGTTGCTCGTAGCGGCCCACGCTCAGGCGAGGCGACAGGTGCTCGTCGGTGAAGATGCGGCCGTCGGCGAAGCGGTGCATCGTACCGATGAACGCACCGCCTGCACCGCGCCGCAGCAGGTCGAGGTAGACGCTCTCCGAACGCAGCGACGACTCGTCGCTCACAGCGACCTCCGCGACCATTTGGACGGTATGCCGGCCGGCAGAAAGGCCCGACATCGGAAGCGAGAAGCTCCCGTTCGTCGTGCCCGACTTGGTGACCGTCGCCGTATCGTACTGGCGGCCGTCCACGTAGAGCGTGACGACCTTCGTACCCGAACCGCTCACCGTGAAGGGGATCACGGCCGTATCCTCCGCTCCGTAGCCGCCCGCAGCGAGTCCCGCCGCGAGGTTGTAGCTGCTCGAAAGCGACAGCGCGACAACGCGTACCGAGACGTATGCCTGCTTCGACTGCTGGCGGCCCGTCTCCGGGTCGGTCGTCGTGGCGCGCACGTAGATGTCCGTAACGCCGGCCTGCAGGTAGGGCGTAAGGTCGAGCGTATAGCTGCCCTTCGATACATCCTGAACCGTTTCCCCGAACGCCTCGACCGAACCGCGCGAGGCCGTGATCCGAATCGTCGCCTTCTGGCCCGTGGTGGTTCCGGCATCGTCGCCGGCAGCGTACTGGTGGTCGTAGGTATAGGTCAGACGCACCGAGCCGCCCTCCTTGACGACGGGGTGATCGACGCCGGCCGAGAGCACGATCTTCGTCGTGACGCTCTCGCCGCCACCACCACCGCCCGCAGGGATGTCGACACCGGCGATCTCCGCACCCGACTTATTCGTGAGCGACAAACGCACGCTCGACTCGTCGTCGTTCAGATCGGCCGTCATGCCGAACACCGTACTGGCGTCGATCTCGTTCAGACGGCGCGCGACGGCGGCATTCTCCACAGGGTTCGTGGACTCCGCATCCAGCGAGTCGTCGACCGTCGGCACAGGGATATCGACGTTGCCGTCGCCGTCGGGCTGCATCTTCCCTTCGCCGTTCACCGTAACGCTCCTTACGCCGCTGCCGAACTCCCGCCATTGTGCCGTGTCGTTCCAGCCGTCCAGCGTGGCGCCGATGAACTGGTAGCTCTGCCATTCGCCATCGCTGACGGCGAACGTCAGGACAAGACCGCGCGCCTGCCCTTTCTCCCGCGCCACGGCAGCAAGGGCCGTCGCAAGCGTGTAGTAACCGCTATCCAGAGGAAGCAGCGCGGTCACGTTGTACACGTTTCCTGCGCCCGAGCCGCTGCCGAAGCCTTGCCAGAGCGCCTCCTGCGTCCAGTCGTCGAGCGTCGCCCCGATGAACTGCCGCGTCTCCCATTTGGCCGCATCGATGCGGTAGGTGACGACAAGCCCCTTCTTCCGGTAGGTGACGCCGTCGTTCATCTCCTGCGCTGCGAGCGCCTGCAGCGCCGTCTCCAACGTGTAGGTCGCATCGCCGCAGCGCGCATTGACGTTGAACAGCGATGTACCGCCCAGAGCCGTCTCGGCGACGGCATTGAACTCCGCGACGATACCCTCGGCGGCGGCCGTGGCACTCTTCGTCTGGGCCGTGGCCGCGGCCATCTCTTTGGCCAGCTCCCGCGTGACGTCCGCGACATCCTCCGTTTCGGCCGTGGCATCCGCGGCCTCCGAAGCGGCTGCAAGAGCCACGGCGGCGGCATCCTCCGCAGGCTTCGACAGCAGCGGCAGGGGTACAAGCACCACCTTCGTACCCTGCATGGCCGGAAGCGAGTTCACGCCCGAGAGCGCCGTGACCTTCTCCAGTTCCAGAACGCCCTGCGACGACGCTTTGATCTCGTCTAAAATCTCCTTCTTGAGAAGACTCTTCTCTTCATCCGTGATTGCCATATCCTATTCCGTTTGAGGGTTCCCGTTGTATTCTTTGACGTG